GAAAAGCGTTGGACGCTCGACGAGGCGAATGCCGATGTCGCGTTGCGTTATGAGCATCACCGCATCACGCGCGCGATCATCGACTCGATGACGCTCACCTTTCCGACGCAAGGGCCGACGACCGGCGCGGCGACGATTCTCGGCGGGGCGTATACGCGCGCGAACGGCGAACTCGCGAGCGCAACCTATGCAAGTGCCGGTCAATTGCCGGTGATCGTCGGGGCGAATATCTCGCCGATCGAGTTCACGGTCGGCGGCACGTCGTTCCTCGGTTGGTGCGTCTCGACGATGACCGTCACCTTTCGCAACAACGGCCGGGCGATCGCGTGCCTCGGGCAAGAGGGTGCAAGCGAGGTGATGCTCGGGCGCTTCGAGGCCGAGGTAACGGCCGATATCTATTTTCAATCCGAAGCGCGTGCGGTGATGGATGCGTTTTTAAACCGCACCGAGATCGCGTTTTCCTTTGATGCGCTCGATGATCTCGGCAACGGCTATCGCTTCACCTTCACGCGCGTGCGCATCTCGCAAGCCGCGCAACCGACGCCGGGCACGAATCAAGATGTGATCTTGTCGGTCACGATGCAGGCCTTGCTCGATGTGGTCGGCGTCGCGCCCGATGAGCGCGAGACGTGCGTGACGATCGAGCGCATTCATGTAACGACGCCGTGGCCGGGCGCGTGAGGTGTGTTGATATGCAATTTGGAAACGTTGACGACTGGCGCAGTGATCTCGCACGCGAGCGTGAGGGCGTGCCGTGCCCGCTTGGGGCGGGGCGCGAGCTACTCGTGCGACGCGCCGGCTCGCGCAATCGCGCGTATATGGCCGGGGTGATGAACGTCGCCGCCGGCGACTTGCCCGCGTTGCAACGCCTTTTCGCCGAGACGATCGTCGTCGGTTGGCGCGGCATTCGCGATAGGCAAGGCGCCGAGGTGCCGTACTCGCCCGAGGCGTGTGCGGAGTTGTTCGGGCAGGCGCCCGACCTGGCCGATCACGTCGCGCGCTTCGCCGCCGACCGCGCGAACTTTCACGCCGAGGAGGTGGCCGCTGAGGGCGAAAGTTTAAAAGGTACTCCCGATGGCTAGCCGGTCTCGGTCGCTATGCGAAACGCTTGCGCGAGTTGCAAGCCATCGGGGTGCGTGTGCCGATGCTAGAGGCCGAGCCGGCACTATCGATGCGCGCGCAAGTCGCCTTGATTGCGTGGCGAGATCTCTGCGGCGAGCGCCAGCTCGGCATGTCTTTAGGTCCGATCCCGTGGCGCGCGGTCGTCGCCTGGGGCGATCGCTATCGCGTCGGGGATGTCGAGACGTTGATCGAGTTGGTGCAAGCGCTCGATGTGGAGTTTCTCAACCGTGAAACTTCGCCCGCTCAACCTGACGCCGATCGCGACAACGCGCAAAGTGCGCAGCGATACGGAGCTGCGCCAGTTCCTATTAAGTGACGAGCAAGACGTGCGCGCGGCGGCGGCGCGTTGGTTGCGCGAGACGCACGGCGAGGCGCTCGTCGGCACGCTCGCCGCCGGCAACCCGCCGCACTACACGATCGAGATCGACGGCGCGACGAGCGGCTCGGGCAAGGTGAAGCGCGGGCGCGCCTTCAAGGCGGGCAGTGTCGCGAGTGCGACGCGCTCGATCCGCACCTCGTTTGTCGGCGGGGAACTCGCGCCGATCGCCAACCAGTTGAAGCCGCAGCTCTTGCGCCTGATCGAGCAGACCTTTCCGAACTCGCAGACAAAACAGCTCGGGCGAAAGTGGGAATGGTGGGTACAGCGCGACGCCTTGATCGCCGGCAAGAGCACGCCGGCGCATCGGCTCGGGCCGAGCGTGCCCGACTCAATCGGGATCTACGATGTGCTATGGCTCGCCCCGCAAGCCGAGACGCCGGCGGCGTATGCGTGGTTTGCAAACCGCCTCGCGCTCGGCGATCGCGGCAACAAATGGAATTTGAGAAAGAGCAAGCGCGCGCCCGGCGGCTCGCGTCGCGTGCGTCGCCCGCGCGGCTTCATGGCCGAGGCGACGCGCAAAATGCGCGGCTCGAAGGCGCAACAGCAAGTCGGGCCGGTGACGATACAGGCGATGTTCCTTCGGCAATCGGTGCTCACCGCATCAAGCAATCGCGCAACGAAGCGCGGCGGCTTGCCGGTGATTCGGCTCGCCTTCCGCCGCGCGCTCGCGCGCGCGTTGCCGGTGTAAGGAGATAGGCAAATGGCCGACGAAAAAAGACGCCTGATATACGAGCTGCTAGTCGAGGCGAAAGGCATCTCGGATAACGTCAAGAAAGCAAAAGCCGAACTCACCGACATGACGCAAGTGGTCGGCGCGGCGAAGCAAGCGCTCGGCAAGTTGTTCGCCGGCTTCACCGTCGGCGCCGTCGTGAAGGGCTTCATCGAAGTTAACGATGAGATCACGCGCATCACGCAACAATTGCGCGTGTTCGGCATTCAAGGGCAAGCCGCGACCGATGCGATCCATGCGATGCAGGACACCGCGATCGCCACGGGCGCGAGTCTGCAGTCGGTTGCGAATGCCTATAAAGATATTTCCGATGTCGCCGAGACGCTCGGCCTCACGCAACAGGAAGTCGCCGACCTCACCGACGCCGCGACGCGCGCGATGATGGCGCAAGGCGGCACCGCCGAGCAGGCGGCCGCGCAGATCGGCACGCTCACCTTTGCGATCGAGAAAGGCACGATCACCTCGAAGGAGCTGCGCGGGGTCATCAAAGAAAACGAGATTTTGCAACAGGCTTTCGAGGTCGCACTCGGCGCGACGACCGCCGAGATCTTGAAGCAAGCCGACGCCGGCGCGATCGGTGCGGCCGAGTTGAGCAAGGTGCTCGATGTCTATACGCAGCTCGGCGGCGAGCAACGCGTCGCCCCGACGCTCGCGAATATCACCGCGCGCATGATCGAGGCGGGCAAGGCCTTCGCCGCCGGTGCGAGCGAGGCGAGCGGCGTGTCGGCCGCGCTGCGCGGATTAGGCGAGGCCGCCTCGCCCGAGAATGCCGATAGCTTGCGGCAGTGGGCCGACATCGCCGGGCGCGCCTTTCAGTTCGCATTAGGACCGGCAACCGCCTTGCGATTGGAGATCGAGAAGCTCACCGACGCGCAACGTCGCGCCGAGGCCGAGCGCGCGAACGCCGCCGCCCGCTCGACGCCGCTGCCCGGCGCGCCGGGGTTGCCTACCTATTCGCCCGACGAGCGTCGGCAGGCGGGCGGCATCGCCGCGCAACCGGGCGAGACGACGTTGCAAGATGCATTCGATCGCGCGTACTTCGAGGAGCAACAACGACAAGGCGAGGCGGTGAAAGCCTCGCGCCTTCGCAATAGCCTGGAAAACGAGGCGCTCGCAACGCAACGCGAGATCTTAGAGCAACGCTTAGAGATCACCGGCGCGATCTATAACGAGCAAGAGATCACCGCACACTTGCTCGATGAGCAGAAGTTGCTCGCCGAGATCGAGGCCGATCGCGCGAAGACGCTCGACGAGATGCTCGCCGACATCGCCGGCATGAAGCCGCCCGAGCTGCCGACCGATTCGATCTTAGAGGCAGCCGAAGCCGCGCAAGTACTCGCGCACGCGTTGCAAGGCGTATTCAGCGGCGCGACGCATAACGCGCGCGATTTCTTTCGCACGTTGCTCGAAGGCCTCGCCGAGGTGATGCTGCAAAAAGCAATCATGAATGCGCTCGACAGTGCCTCGGGTAGCGGCGGCATCTGGGGATCGATCGCAAAGGTCTTCATGAATGCGCGCGGCAATGTCTTCGAGCACGGGCAGCTCGTGCCGATGGCGAGCGGCGGCGTCGTCACCGGGCCGACGATGTTCCCGCTCGCCGGCGGGCGGCTCGGCCTCATGGGCGAGGCCGGCGCCGAGGCCGTCATGCCACTACGGCGCGGGCGTGATGGGCGCTTAGGTGTGAGCGCGGCAGTGCCGAGCATCATCATCAACAATCAAAGCGGCATCGCGATCGACAAGCCGAACGTGATCGGCACCGATGAACGCTTAGAGATCACGCTTCGCGCCGCCTCGCTCGGCGCCGACATGGCGCTCGCCGAGATGAATCGCTCGATCCGGCAAGGCTACGGCTCGACCGCAACCGCGCTCGCGCGCACCTACGGCTTACGGCGGAGGATGTAACCGCGATGGCTATTCCAAAATGGAATACGCGCGCCTTCGGATGTCTGATACGCGATCAGACCGAAGTGCGATCACTGATGCGCACGCAACTGTCGGCCTCGCTGCCGGCGCCGTTCGTTTCGCGCGCCGGGGATTCATCCGCGCCGATCGATCTACGTTTCGGCGTTGAGATGACGACCGCCGAGCTGCGCGCCTTCGAGCAGTGGTTTACCTATGACCTGCAGGACGGCTCGCTACCCTTTACGATGTTTCTGCCGTGGGGCACGCAACAACCGCAAGTGAAGTGCCGGCTCGCCGAGCAATGGGTCGCGCAGCGTCTCGACGCGCAGCGCTGGCAAGTCTCGGGGCGCATGGAGATCGAGCGCGAAAGTCTGCCGCGCTTTTCCGGGGGGGTGCGCTAATGCCCGAGCCGATCGCCCTCTTGAGTTCGCCGCCGCCGATGTGGCCGACCTCGCTCCCCGCGCCGCAAGCCGACTCGATGCGCATCGTCGGACCGCCGCGCGTCGAGCGTAGCGACACGCTCACCGGGCCGACGCGCCTACGCGTCAAGGCACGCACCGCGCCGATGCAATTCGGCTTTACGTGTTACTTCACGCAAGCGCAGATGCAGATTTTCGAGGAGTGGTACGCGAGCCTTGCGCGCGATCACGAGGGCGAGTTTTATGCGCGCTGGATCGGCGGCGGTCGCGTCGTCGCTTTCATCGAGCCGTATACCTATCACGCACTCGGCGCGGGGTGGGCGATGTCCGGGCATGTGATTCGCACGCGCATCGATCACACCGCGTGCGATGCGTTCTTAAGTGCGCTATGCGATATCTATCGCGACGACGGCATCGGCAGCGATATCTATATCGACGACGGCATCGGCAGCGATAGTTATATCGACGATCTTTCCTTACCGATCATGCAAGCGAATGAGTGTTAGTTAAATGCCCGCCATCTTCGATACCGCGTACGCGCATTGGCTCACGCAGCACGGCGAGGTGCGATCGCAAGGCGTGACGGTGCTCGAGTTTTATCATCCGAAGTTCGGGCACAAGTATGTAAGCGACTACGGCGATCCATTCACCGCGCGCACCGAGACCGGCGTCGAGTTCACGGCCGAGCCGCTCGGCTTCATCATCGATCGCGCCGCCGATACGCTCTCGACCGAGCAGCGCATTTTGATCCGCCTCGACAACGCGAACGGGCGCGTCACCGGCGAATTGCGCTCGCTCGATCAGGATGATTTGCAAACGCCGGTCGCCGCGACGGTGCGCGGCTATCTCGACACGCGTCGCACCGCGCCCGCCTTCGATCCGGTCGTGCTGTATGTGACCGACACAAAAGCAACGCGCCTCGCGGTCGAGTGCGAAGTCTCGGCCGATCAGTTGCCGAACGTCGCCGCCGGCTTGCGTTACACGTTCGATCTTTTTCCGCCGCTGGTTTACCTATGAGCGCGCTCGATGACATCACGCTCGCCCCGCGCGCGGCGCCCTATGCCTCGCCGCTGCAGTTGATCGGCGTGCCGTATCTGATCGGCGGGCGCTCGCCGGCGCTCGGCTTTGATTGCTTTACCTTGCTGGCCTATGTGCGCTGGCATTGGTACGGGCGCGCAACGCCGATCGCGCTCGATCTCACCGCGCGCCCGATGTCGGCGACGCGAGCGTGCGCGTGGGGCATCGCGCGCAGCGTGAGCGCCTGGCGCGCGTGCGCACCGAGCGAGGGATGCGCCGTGGCGCTCGGTCGGGCGCCGCGCTCGCGCTTGCATCATTGCGGGGTGATGGTTGGCGGCGGGGTGTTGCATGCGTTCGAGCGCACCGGCGTGGTCTTGACGCCGCTCGATCGCTTGCCGGGAGTGTTCGCGCGCGTGGAGTGTTACGAATGCGCGTAGCGCCGCCCGCCTTGATCGTGCTCGCCGATCCGCTCGCCGGTGAGCGGGCGCATCATGATTTGATCGAGGGCGCGCGCTTGTCCGATGAACTGATGCGCCTGTTTCCGCTCGGCCTCGAAGGCGAGTGGAAACTATACGAGCGGCGCATCGAGCCGGGCGCCGAGATCGACAAAGCCAGTGCGCCCGAGATCATCGTGCGCGGCGGTGATGTGCTCGTTTTGTTGCGCACGCCGGGCACGCCCGACTTTTGGATACAACTTGCGATCGCCGCGCTGTTGTCGGTTGCGAGTTATCTACTCGCGCCCTCACCGCGCCGCCCGCCGCAATCGCAAGGCGAGGATGCGCAAGGCGGCAACACGCAGCTCGCCGGGCAAACGAATGTCTTACGCCCCGGCGCGCGCGTGCCGGATATCTTAGGGCGCGTGCGTTCCTTTCCTGATTTGTTGACGGCACCGATCGAGACCTGGACGCGACGCACGCAACAGCTAGAGCAATTCTTTTGCGTCGGTCGCGGCGAGTATCTCGTCACCGAAAAGAAGCTCGGCGAGACGGTCATCGATCGCGGCATCGCGGTCTTCACGCCCGGCACCGTGTTACCGATTATCCGTGCGGTGCGCACCGCGCCGGAAGTGCATAGCATCTCGCTGCAAACCGAGGAAGGCACGCAAACGCCGGCGCAAGGCGTCGACTTTATCGGCAACACGATGACGACGATCGTCGCGCTCGATGTCGTGGTCGACGGCTTCATCGTGGTACGCGTGACGGTTAACGGCAACGATGGAATATATAAAGTGCTCGCGATCTCGGGCGGCGGGCCATATGTCTACACCGTCGATCGCACGTTTAATACCGAACTCGATGCGAATCCGTTGCTTGAGTTGTTCGAGTGGCGATCGGAGTTCGTCACCGCGATCACCTTCAACGGCACGACGGTGCGCCGGCTCGCCGGGACATCGACCGGGCCGGGACCGTTTCCCTCGAATGGTTGGCTCTGCGATATGCAGACCGTCACGCACGGCACGGTGCGCGGCTATATGCGCAACGTCACGATCGTCGAGACTTCACCGCGCGTTGATCAATGGGAGATCGAGAAGATCGACGGCACGCTCTATAACTTCGGCGCCGGTCCGTTCAATCCGAATCCGTCGGCCTTGACGACGGTCGATTTTTTGCGCCCGCTATCCGAAGGCGGCGGCGGCTCGACGCCGCCCGGACCGGCTTACGGTGCGCCGACCGAGTGGTATCGCGTGCCGCTCGATGAACTCGACGAGGTGTGGGTCGATATCTCTTTTCCGCAAGGCCTGGTCGGTTACTTCTCGGGCGTGCGCGGGCCGCTCGATGTGCAAGTGCGCATCGATTTCAAACGGCCGGGCGCGGCCGATACGCAGCACTCCGCGACGCGCACCTATCACGACAGCACGAGCGGGCCGTTGCGCTGGACTGAACGCTTCGAGGTCGGCTTGCTCACCGGCTTGCCGGCGGGCACCGGCATCGAGGTGCGCGTCGCGCGCTTAACGGCGATTCATATCGATACGGCGACCGCGCAGCACATTTCCGATACGCGCTTCGAGCGGCTCGCGGCGATGCGCTCGCTCGCCGCGCGCATGTATCCCGATGTCACGATCGTGCAACTCGCGATGACGAATACGCGCAGCGCGGTCTCGCTCGGTGAAAACGCGTTCAACTGTATCGCCGAGCGTGTGCTGCCGAGCTGGACGCCGGGCGGGGGATGGAGTGCGGCGGCACCGTCGCGCCGATGGGCCGATAATTTTGTCGCGCGCGTGAAGGCGCTCGACGGCGCAAACCGCACTG